CCGATGGGCGGCGCGCGGCGTACCACTTCTGGAAGGCGCATCCGGGCGAGACGATGTTCTTCCCGATGGACGCTCTCTCGGTCGAGCGCGTTCCGGCCACGGAGGTGCTGCACGTTTACAAGCCGATCCGCGCGGGCCAGTTCCGGGGACAGCCGTGGCTGACATCGGTGATTGCGAAGCTCTACGAACTGGAGCAATACACGGATGCGGAGATCGTCCGCAAGAAGCTCGCGGCGATGATCACCGGGTTCATCACGCAGGCCAGCCCGGACAATCCGATCATTCCACCGGACCAATACCAGAACGGGCCGACTCAGACGGAGCCGGGAGCGCAGATCAGCAAGCTCGAACCCGGCACGTTTCAGGTGTTGAACTTCGGCGAAGAAGTGCAGTTCGCCGAGGCGAAGGACAGCGGCGACTTCAAATCGTTCATCAGGAGTTGCCTGCAAGCGTTCGCGAGCGGGGCCGGGCTCGCCGAGTATCAGATCAGCGGCGACTTGTCGGGGATCAACTATTCCTCGATCCGCGCCGGCCTGCTGGAGTTCCGCCGCAAGTGCGAACAGTATCAACATTCGGTTTTCATCTTTCAGGTCTGCCATCCGGTCTATAAGCGCTGGCTGCGCGAAGCGATGCTCGCGCTGGTGTTCGGCATTGACCTGCTGAACGCGTACAACAAAGATCCCGAGCCGTTCGAGGAAGTGCAGTGGGTAACCCCCGGCTGGCCGTGGGTTGATCCCGAGAAGGACATCAAGGCATCGAACGATGCCATCCGCAGTGGCCTCTCCACTCGCTCGGCTGAAGTGGCCGCGCAGGGGCGTGACGCCGGTGCCGTCGACGCAGAGCAGACAGCAGATAACAAGCGGGCGGACAAACTCGGGCTGTCGTACGACAGCGATGGCCGCAAGGTCCTGACCGGGCGCAACGCCGGATTGACGGAAAGCGAGATCCAACAGGACGCCGCCAAGGGCGAGGTGGACGTGAAGCCATGACGAATCTGACTCGTGTTGCATCGCGCTTTGTGAACACGCCGCTCATGATTCACCCGCCCAAGCTGGACGTGATAGTCCAGGCGCTGGGGCCACGGCTGGGGATCATGCCGGTGGCCGGCGTGAAGCCCGTGGAACCGTTCGCCGCGGCGTACATGGAGCAGGCCGACGACAGCGGCTACCAGGTGATCGACGGCGTGGCGATCATTCCGATCCAGGGCGTGCTGACGAAAGCGGAATCCTGGGTTTCCGCGCTGAGTGGCTGCAGCTCCTACGCGCAGATCGGAGGCTACCTTCAGGATGCGGTCAACGACGCCGGAGTGCGGGCGATTCTGTTGCAGGTTGATTCGCCGGGCGGCGAGACCACGGGCTGCCTGGAACTGTCCGACTACATCTACTCAATTCGCGGCGCGAAGCCGATCTATGCGGTCGCTGACGACTTCGCATTCTCGGCGGCCTACGCTCTTACCAGCGCGGCCGACAGGATCTTCATCACGCGCATGGGAGCCGTCGGGTCCGTCGGCGTGGTGGTGCTGCATACCGAGGATTCCAAGTTCAACGACGAGCAGGGGTTCAAGTACACCTACATCTTCAAAGGCGACAGGAAGGTCGATGGGAACCCGCATGAACCGTTGTCGGAGCGGGCCGAGAAAGACATCCAGTCCGAGATTGACCGGCAGTACGACCAGTTCGTAGCAACGGTCGCGCGGAACCGGAAGGCTGACGCAGAGAAGATCATCGCGACACAGGCCGGCGTGTACTGGTCGGAGAATGCCGTTCCGCTTCTCGCCGATGCGGTAGGAACACTTGGCGATGCCATGAACGCGCTTCGTCAACTGCTGGGTGAGCCGGTCCAGAGTTCAACGGCGGCCATTGCCGCAATGTCCACAACCAAGGAGGTAACAGCAAGTATGCCCGATGAAACGACAATCGCCGCCGAGGGTAAGAAGCCCAGTGACGGCGACGAGAAGACCAACAACGAGCCGAAGTACTGCCATGCGTGCGGCACCAAGCTTCACGCGGATGCGACGTTCTGCCACGCCTGCGGCGAGAACGTGAAGGGCGACGCCAAGAAACCGGAAGGCGTGGCCCCGCTCATTGGCCTGGCCGCGGTGGCTGGCGAAGCGTTGAAGATGAGACCCGAAGGTGACATCGAAGCCATCGGCGCACTGTGCAAGATGGCCGGATGTCCCGACAAGGCCGCGGAGCTCCTCACCAAGAAGAAGTCCACCGGCCAGTACTTCAGCGTGGCGGAAATCAGCGAGGAACTGACTGCCGCCCGCGTGATCGAAAGCGAGAGGAGCATGATTACTTCGCACGTCAATCCGAACCAGGGCGCAACTGGCTCGCTTCAGGAACTTGAAGCCCAAGCCACTTCCTACGCCCGCCAGAATCGCGGCAAAGAGACTCCGAATCTTTACGCCGAAAGCGGTACCACCAAGCTGACCAAGGAGCGCGCCTACGCTCAGATGCTCGAAGAGCACCCCGAGGTTTACGGCGCGTTTGTGGCGCAGCACAACGCAAAGGGCCTGATCGCCACGCTCGAGCGCGCTGGCATTCGCCTCGCCCGGTAGGGCGAAAGGAGACCAACACACATGGCATTCGAACAGACATTACGTTCAGTCGGGCTTCCGGCGGCGGCAGACCTCACGAGCGGAGGAACTGTGAATCCGCAGTTCTACTTCGTGACCGTCAACTCGTCCGGACAGATCAACTTCACGGGCGCTGGAGCCGTCGCCGATGGCGTGGTCCAGGACAAGCCCAACGCGCAGGGAGTCGAGGGCGAGGTCGCGATCCTCGGCATCACCAAGCTGCTGACCGGCGCTGCGGTCAACAACGGCGACCCGCTCATGGCCAACGCCAGCGGTCAGGCTATCACTGCGACCTCCGGCAATTTCGTGCGGGCGCGCGCGCTGGCGGCATCGGGCGGCGCTGGCGTGATTATCCCCGCGCTGCTTCTCGGCCCGTACAAGATGTAGCCGTTCATCAATAGGAGAAATCACAAATGCCTCAACCAACACTACAAGACGTCCACGTCAATCGCCCGCTGACGAATGTTTCAGTGGCCTACCTTCAGGAGGCCGCCGGAGTCGAATTCGTCGCCGACAAGGCCTTCCCGGCGGTGCCGGTCGAAAACAAAAGCGATCTTTACTACACCTACGCGCGGGCCGACTTCAACCGCGACGAGATGCAGAAGCGCGCTCTGGCTACCGAATCCGCCGGCACGGGCTACAACCTGAACTCCACCGGCACCTACAACTGCGACGTCTGGTCGCTGCACAAGGATGTGGATGACCAGATCCGCTCCAACAGCGACTCGCCGCTCGCACCCGACCGCGACGCTACCATTTTCCTGACGCAGAAGGCGTTGATCCGCCGCGAAAATCAGTGGGTCACGAAGTTCTTCGGCACCGGCATCTGGACCAACAACGTAACCGGCCAGGCGACCGCGGACTCCACGCACGTCATTTATTGGGACTCCGGGAACTATCCGAACGGCAACCCGATCACGGACATTCGCCATGCGAAGACCCAGATGCGGCTGTCGAGCGGTGGCTTCGCGCCCAATATCTTCGTGGTGAGCCGTCCGGTGTTTGACAAGCTTGTGGATCACCCCGACTTCATCGACCGCACCAAGTACGGTCAGACCGCGCCGAACCCGGCAGTGGCGACTCGCCAGATCATGGCCGAGATTCTCGAACTGGAGGATGTCCTGGTCATCGACGCCGTCTACAACACGGCGGCGGAAGGCGCGGCCGAATCCAACGCGTTCATCGGCGGCATGAGCGCGGCACTGTTTTACCGCCCGAAGAATGCCGGCCTGATGACTCCCAGCGCGGGGTACGTGTTCAACTGGACGGGCCTGATCGGAACGACCGGTGGCGCCGGCGTCCGCATCAAGACGTTCCGCATGGAGCACCTGGCTTCGGATCGCGTGGAGATCGACTCGGCGTTCGATATGCGCCTGGTCTCTGCGGATCTCGGGTTCTACTTCAACAACGTGATCTCGGCGGTGTAGCCATGATGCTTCGTCGTGAATCGTGGGCGCGGCTGACCAGGAGCCTGGTTCCGCCGCTTTACGTCCTGCGCCCGTTGCAGGGCTTTACGCCATCAGACATCGGCGATGAGTATCCCGCTCCCGATGCCACAAACAAGGTCCAGTTGACGCGCGCGCGGCAACTCTACGAGCAACGCAGGATCGGGACTCAGGCCGAGGTCGAGCGGGCGCTCTCCAAGCTTCCCAAGCAGGAACCGGCCAAGCCGGGAAAGGAAAAGAGGCATGGCAGTCAAAGTGGAAAAAACACCCGTTAACGCTCCGGAGTTTCAGAGCGCGGGGCCGCAGCCGAACTTCAAGGGCAGCTACCCATCGAAACAGAAGCAGTTCCTGTCGGCGGTGCAAACGGGCAGCGGCGCGCAGCAAAGCATCGCGCACGGCTTGGGCGCAGTGCCCGCAGGGGTGCTGGTCTCCTGCACGGACAACAGCGGGAGCACCAACGTCTTCACGGTCACAGAAGGTACGCACACCGCGACCAACGTGCTCGTGACGGTGACCACGGGGGCCAAGTACAAGGTCCTTGCCTGGCTCTGATTACGATGAAAGCAAACTCGTTCGGCAACATCCCGGTACCGACGCCCGGCACGCCCGTCCCCGTTTCCAGCGACCCGAATCTGCGGGTGGAGCGGATGCGCTTCGCCGCAGTGATCGGTCAGACAGGTCGCGTGTTCCTCGGCGTCTCCGGCATGAACAAGACGAACGGCGCAGGCGTGGTCAAGGAGTTCTGGCCCACCGGTTCTGGTGGCGGCGTCGCGGACGCTTACGAGATCTGGGCGGAAGATGCACGCCATTTGCTGCTGCCATCGGATTACTACATCGATGCCAACAACGCGGGCGAGGGTCTGATCGTCGCCTACTGGACGTGAGATGGGGAACTGGCCCACCATTGAGGCGCTGGTAGACGGCGTCATGCTCCAAACCTTCGGCGAGCCGGTGGTGTACCAACCGGTGCAGGCAGGCGCAGCGCAGGGGGACCCGTTCACGGTAACCGCCATTCGCCACCTTCGCCCGCGCGAGGAGTCAGGCGCGGTGGCGAGCTTCGAAGAGATCTCGGTCAATCCGTCCGACTTCTCGAATCCGCCGGCGAAGGGCGATTGGGTGACTGCCTGGGGCACGCAATACGTGGTGACGACGGTGCGGCAGCCGGACGCCTACGGCATGCTCAACCTGGCACTGCTGCAGCGCGCGAGTTGAGGCCTCCGTGTGATCAATCCGAAAACCATACTTGGCGAGTGGGTCACCGCGCTCCAGTCCTGCCCGGACTTGGTGACGGCGGTCGGAGGCGACGGCAACAACATCCGCGCGTTCATGGAAGGATTGGCTACCGACAACAATCTTCGGTTGGCCATCCTGCAAACGCCGCCTGGCTCGATTCTTGTGGCGTGGAATGGCACCACTCCGCGGCGTCTCACGGGCGGGGCGCTGCACTTTGCGCATCGCTTCTCGATTTACCTGCGCGCGCCGGAACAGAACTCCACCGCCACGTATGCCGACCTGTTCTGGCTGCTGGTCAGTTCGATACCAACGGGTGCTCCATCGTGGTCATCGCTCTTGCATTTCCAGATCGACCCCAATTGTTACCCGATGGACATGGATCTTCCGTCTGCCCAGCGAAACACGGTCGTGGTGAGCGCAGACGGCGCGACGCTCGACTATTTCGAGGTGCAAGCAACGCTGGTGGAACAAGGCAATCCCGGCGGGGAGTGAAGGAGAACGTTATGGATTGGGTTTTCATGCAATCGCCCGAGGGCGAAGTGAAGGAAGTCGAAGCGACAGCCGCAGAGCTCACACCGCTCATGGTCGCCGGGTGGCGTCAGGTTCCCCCGCCAGCGGCCACTGGCCCAAAACCGGCAACTCCGGTTCAGGAGAAAAAGTAGCATGGCAAACATCAATGAACTGCTGAATGGCTGGGGCTTCGGCAAGCAGACCGCCATCGGGACGGCGAATGCCTCCACTGCTATCTGGCGTCACACGAACCTCAATACGAAGCCGTGGGCGAAAGTTCCGGTGAACGAGGATGACCGGGCTGAGATTGGCAAGGGCCATGAGTTCCCGACGCAGCTCTTCAAGTCGCATTACAACATGCCGACTTACGAGATCTCGAAGTACGCCTCGTCGGAAATCCTCGCATGGGCGATGGCGTTCTCGCTGGGCAACGTGACCGTGAGCGGCAGCGGCCCGTACACGTACACCATCATTCCGGCTCTGGGGGCGACGAATCCGACCGGCCTCGAGTTGCCCTACTTCTCGTTCGTGCAGCAGATCCGGCCTGGCGGCTCGGCAGTGCTGGACGAAATGCTGGTGGGCTGCGCCGTCAAATCGTGGAAGCTGTCCATCAAGAACAGTCCCGGTCGCGCCAGCGCGATGATCGCGGCGGAATGTGTGACTACCGGACAGTACACCTCGCCCAGCGGAATCACCCTGCCCGCCGTGTATTCACCGCATGAGTTCAATGCCGGAATGATCACCGCGCTGACCT